ACAGTCCATGTCCCGCTAAGTTACGGTAACGTAACCGTAGCTTACTGCTCGACCGGTAGTAGTCTTTTAATATTTTGCTTTGTTTTGTTTTCGGGCGTGTCGTGTTTTTGTTTGTGTTATAGTGTAGTTATCAGCTTCAAGGGAAAGGAAATAAAATGATTAAGTTTAATGCTTACGTTATCGAGATTGAGCCGGATAATGTATATAAAGTCAGTATCGAAGATGTGTATACCGGTACTGTTCGTGATAATGGTTTGATTGATGATTTTGTTACCACTTTTGATTCCGCTCTCTCTTTGGTTATTGAGTTAACGTTGAGCTTTGATTATGATTATATTGAGGTTGATCAGGGTCTCTCGAAAAAGGGGCGTCCTCTTCGTAAGTACGTTATCTCGATTGATAACGGCGACTGATATATAAAAGTAAAGCACCTAGGCCAACAGCCTAGGGGCTTTACTTATGTCATACGAGGTATTGTGTCGTACCGTTCACGGCTTTTAGTGCGATATATCGTGTTTTGCCTGAACCGCCTACGTAGTGTGCCCAAATGTAGCCGTCCGCAATGGTGGTGCCGCTCATGAGGTTGACCGTCTGTCCTTTGCGGTATTGCGCCACGACTTGACTGTGAATGCTTGGCGCCGAGCGTACGTTGAGCACTGGAACGTTGACACTATAGGTGTGTGCGGCAGTGGCGGTATTGTTGCCGCTGTTGCGTGGGTGAAAGTAGCCTATGATACCCCTTTTACCGATATTGACATATCCGGCACGGTTGGGGTTTTGACTGACAGTCTGTAGAGTGCCGTTGCCATTATCCCGTACTACGATGGCGACATGGTTCATTCCGCTGCGTTTCCAGAACGCCACGTCACCGTAAACGGGCGTGTAGTTGGCTGACTCTTTGGTGAAAGTGTTTTGCAGTGCGCGAGAGCGTCCGTAACGTGCCGTGTATACGCTTGCCGCGTATCCGTCTACGGTGTTCGTGTCGGCCCGCGGAATGCCGTATACGTATTGAGCGTAGGAACTCCATAAGTCCCAGCACTGCCCTCCATACGCTTCGTCCATGTCAATGGTTTTGCCGTTGACTGAGTTAATCCACTCTTGGATATTCATTTTTTCCTGCTCCTTTACACGGTTTGAGTCAAGTACAATACTGCCGTGAGCCACGGTATTATAGTGATCAGCATGAGTTGGACAGCTCCTTTACGATACCGCTGCGCAGTCTTGAGACGCGATAGGCAGTATGCTGACCACCCTATAATAGCTAAAATGCTGAGCATGTCGAACGCTAGTATTCGGTTCATTTGTTGCCGTGCTTTGGTTGAGTGTTGTTCTGTGCGAAAATCTGCATGAATGGCGCGTCCGCTAATTCCGGATTAATTACGGTGATGTTTTCCAGGATCGAAGTGAGTTCGATCAAGCATATTCCGCCAACCGTGCAAACGAATACAGATACCGGCAGTCCCAAGTCAACGTGTAGGTTAATTGCGTCGATAAACCATGCCACTAGTACGAGGATAATATAAGCGAGCTTGTGACCTAATCCTTCACGCATTTTCTTGGAACTCAGATTATCCTGCATGATGGCTTTCGCCACGCCGGTTACGTAATCGGTGGCAATGAAGAACGTCACTGCGATAGCGCACCATACATTCACTGTGGTCATTGTTGCTGTTCCTTCCTATTTGCCCAGTAGTTCGCCGATAATCAAGCCAAAGTCGGCTTTGACCTGCGAGTTGTCAAAACGTATTTTACCAAGTCGATATCCGGTTGTCAGTCGCCTTATTATATCGTCCGACTTTTTGACATACCATGTTTTTTCGTCAACGTGGTTCGGGTCGAGTGTGTAGACGGGGCGGTTGTTGTCTTTTGGAATACGCCGTGAAACATATTGTGAAACATGCCCGTCGCGTTCGGACACGGATAACCATATGCCGAACTGCGCATAGTCGGTAGTGTCCAAAATGTAGGACAGCTCGCCGTCTGAGGGTATTGGCGCCATCAAAGTGTCTGACTCGTCGCGGAATTTATTGCGTATGGCGTAGTCGGCATAGTCGCCGTCGTACCGTTCCAGGAATCTGCCGAACCTGGATTGCGCGACTTTTGCCGAGAAACCGCCATAGTCGGCCAGTTCGAGACAGATAAAGCCACCACAGTAAAGCTTGTATTGTTGCTGGTTGGCTTGTTGTGCTCCAATGTCGAGCCGGTATTTGGCGAAATACGGGTTGGCTTTTTGAACTGCGTTTGATAAGAATAGAACTTTTGTCCTATCCTGCCAACGATCAACGGTATTATAAAACTCGCTGAACGAGTTTACCTCATTGCTCAAAAAGCGCAGGTTGTCTGGGAAAATCTCGTCAAAGATAATGAGATGTACTTTTGGATAGGCGACTGATTTCAGCCCGCCCGCCTGACTGAGTGCGACGAAATAGCAGCACGTACGCCAATCCTTCTCGTCCCACGACGCTTTATGAATCTGCCCTTTTTCGCCATTGACTCGAAACTCATAGGACGGGAAGAACTCTTGGATGTCCTTGAAAAAGGTCTCTTTGCGGTGCTGTTCCACGTCGGTTCGACGCAGATAAATGAACTCATGGCCGTGCTTGAGATATTCCTTGATACCATACCGTTTCGCGGCGAACGTTTTGCCTAGGCCACGCGCGCCGATAATGAAATTCCACGTGGCATTCCGTGTCAACAGATCGTGCAGATCGTAATAATCGTGTTCGTCAAGCGTTTGCAATGTCATGCTTGCAACCCTCCTAAACTAGTGGAGGGCGTGCGCCATGACTCGCACGCCCTCCACCAACCTATCATTGGCGGCTGTTCAAGGGAAAGGTCATCACATAACCACCGCCATTATTAAGTATACCACACTTTAGAACGCGGGCGGATTAGATTTTCCATCCCAAACCGACAACAACGAGTACGCTTGGTTGTATCGTGTCGTGTACGGGCCGAACGGAAACGTGCTTAGAATGTTGGTTTTGAGTTGTGCGAGGTTCGACGCTTTCGGCACTTTCAGCGCGTTGGCGGGCGACTGGTGATATGCCGTCACCCACAAAATTTGCATCTTGGTATCACTATATTCTTTCGGATAACCTGTGTAATCCTCCGCGAACTGCTTGCGTTGCCCGTCGCGCGACTCACTGCGTCCTGCCCACGTGCGGAACGCGGCCGCTTCCGCTGAGGTGAGCGAACGTTTGAATGTGCCGCCTGACTCCATGAGTGCCGCGATCTCAGGCGCGGCGGCCTTGAACGTTGCGTATCCGGCTGAGTCAGCGGCTTTCATGGCGTTGAGCACTTGCAAGCGCCGTTCGAAACTCCATTGCGCGATACCGATGCCTTGGAGGTTGGCGGCTTCTACCGCATCCCAGCGTAGACCCGCCTCAACCGTGCCGACTACATAGAGGGCGTACGAGTTCTCCGCCGACAAAGATACAGATGGGTGCGCTTGCCCGCTGTCGCTGGACGGTTGCGATTGTGACGCCTTTTCGAAAAAATTATTGGCGGTTGTTTTGTAAAAGATGCGCGTCCGTGTTCCGGCATTATCGCTTTCGTGCAGGTAGAGGTTGTCGCCTTGCCAATGTATCCACGCGCCACCACGTGCAGAGTCGGCGGAACCGTGACTATTGTCTCCGGTCGGGTTCTTCTCGGTCGGAGTCGTGCCACCCCCCTCGCCTAGTGCTTTGGGGTGCAAATAGCCTAAAAATGCCGTCAAGTCGAAACTCATGCGCTGTGCGGGGTTAGGGTTTTGTGACAATACGGTTATGCGTCCGTTATGCACGCCGTCCTCCATGACGATGGAGACATGAGAGCCGGTGTGTTGGCTTGAGAAATTCCAAAACGCCACATCCCCTTTTACGGGGCTGTAGTCGGCGGGTTTCTTCTCGAAAATCTGCGCCATCTTCGCGTTGGTCGGGAAACGTGTGTAGTTCCCTTCCGCGTATCCTGTTGGCGTGATGCAATCGCTTACAGACGCTCCGTACAAGTCCATGCAATATTTGGCCCACAAGTCCCAACACTGTGCCCCGTATGCACCATCCATGTCCCAATACCGGCCCTGCGTCTGCCTAATCCAATCATCAAAAGTAATAGCCATGCCACCATTATAGTGGCATGGCTATTGCGGTGGATTAGTGGAAGCAGCTCATAGAGAAGTCAAAATCGAGATATCCCGCCCCGCCTTCACCTTGCAGCATGTCAATGACGCTGAACGATTGGCCGTCGAACTTGATTTTCACATACGCTTCGTTGGACTCCTTGACTCCAAAGATTGGTATCCAATTACCAAACCTGCTAGTTGAGTTGACAGTAGCGAACGCGCTGGTATTCCATGCGGTCTTGTTGCCACGGAATTGAAAATGCACGTTCAAGCCGTCGATGAATACGCCTAGCGAACCGTCCGTCACACCGGATAACGTGACGTTGGTGTAACGCTCGATTCGTTTCGCGCGTCCGGTTTTGATACCGAGCGCGACATATTGAGCATACGTTTCCGAGCCTTGCGTATTAGGGTGGATATCGGTCATACCGCTCCCCCAAAACAGGCCCCACGATGGGGCGTCATATACGACTTTCACGGCTGCGTGGCGTCCGCCTTCGGTCATAACACCATACTTTTGAGCTTGGTCGTAACTTAGCCAAGAATTATCCCACATCATCGGAATTTGTACGATTTCAGCGTTTGGGAACAATGTTTTGGCAGTGGTGAGCGTGTCGTACACAATGGACTCTGTCACTGCGGATACGGAGTCGTTGCGGCCACCGCCGATAACTACATATCTCACGGCATTTTTGCTTGCGCCGAGTTCCGCGCTTGCTTGCTGAATCTGCTGTTTGAACGTTTTGCCTTTCGTGCCGCCAATCGTGTAACCTGAGCCACCAACGGCATAATTCCGGCATTTGAGTCCAAGCAGTCCGGCCGCCTTGACGATCATACTGTCCGTTGCCGGATTATCGGTGCGGAAGCCCTCGAAATACGAGTCGCCAATACCCACTAAAAGGGTCTGTTCAACGGGTTTGAGCGCATACTTGCCGTCCGACTCCAATTTGGTGTAAGTATTGTCCCAGCGGGCTTTTTTGGCTGCCGCATTGTTCACATTGTCAGCGCCAAGTGCGGCGAGTATCGCATTGTTGTTGTTGGCCTTGCCATTGGCGGTGTCTGCCTTGCCATTGGCGGTGTCTGCCTTGCTGATCGCGGACGTGGCGTCCGTACTTGCTTTATCCCACTTTGCTTTACTTGCCGTCGCGTGCGCGGTGGTGTCCGCGCCCAGCGCGGTGAGGATACTACCGTGGGAGGTTGCCTTTTCGGTTGCAGCGGCGGCGCCAGCCATTGCTTTGATGGCGTCCGTACTCGCTTTATCCCACTTGGTTTTCGCGGTGGTTGCATTGCCTACCGTGTTATCTCCAAGCAGCGCCTTGACCACTTCTTCATCGTGCGTTTCATGCGACTCTACGGCTTCGATGCGATTGAGATGCGTTTCGAGTGTAGCGTCAATGGTGCGCATGGAACCGTTGTAGCCGTCCCTCAGGTCTGCGGGGTCATTGTCGCCGTACAAATTCAGGCCGTAATTATCGGTTTTGGTGTATACAGTAGCCATTTTGTCAATCCCTCTCTCGAATTTGAGTTTGCAATTGGGTGAGAATCTGGTCGATCATGCGCATGGAGTGATTGTAGCCGTCGCGCATGTCCATTGGTGTCGCGTCATTGTAGAGCGGTAATCCCCAGTGTCGCGTCACGTCGTATGCTGCGTGATCTACGGGCGTGGTCTGCTGACTGTCTGCCATGACTATCAATCTCCGGACGATGTGATGGATACGAACGGAAGCCCTTCCGCCGTGACCTTGGTGTCGGTAAGGTTTTTGACGGTGTACTTTCCGCCACCGGACGCGGGAGTGCGGTTTAGGAAGTGGTTGAGGGCGGTGCCGAGCGCTGCGGCGTTCGATGCGCTCAAGCCGAGAGCTGTGGTGAACGCTTTCAGACCTTCCGGCAGCGATTCTGGTGTTGGAATTGCGTCAATCCTGTCCGACTGCGTTTTCAGCGTCGTGTCAAGAATGTCCATCGAACGGTTGTACGCGCCTTGGAGGTTTGGCGCGTCCGTCGCGTCGTATTTTTCGAGATTATAGTTTTGTGTTTTGCTGGTCATTTGCCGTAATCCTTCCTATTATTTTGCGGTTTTTATAAAATTGTTTACCACAATGCCGTTGGAGAGGTTTTCAACCGTCAATGGATCGACGGTTTCGCCGTCATCAACATGTACGTCGCGTGGCGTGATGCGTGGCTCGTCATTGTGAAAAATGGTTTTGTTGCCGAGCACTGCGAACTCAAGGCACGTGTACGCGGCGGCCATTGGCGTGGATAGTTGTGCCATTTGGTTGATGCGCGCGCCGAACACTGCCAATTCTCGATACATGTCGCGGTTTGTGTTTTTCGAGTCTTCATACTTGCCACGGGTCGGATTGTAGGTTAAGGCAGAGTCTTCGTATTGTCCGACTTGCTTTTCCAAATCATCCAAGGTTTTATTGATGCGCTCGAACTGTTCGCTGTAACCGGCTATCAGCTGCTTGATGGCTTCGACGTCCGCGTTCTCGTCCTTTGCGAGATTGTCCAACTGTTCGCGCAATTCGTCGACATGTTCGGCCACCTCCTGCACGTAACCGAGCACTGTCAACGTGTCGCGGTACGAGAACGGCTGAACTGTAGTGAAATACCTTTGTCGCGGGTCAATGTCGAGCGGCGCGGCGCACATGTTTAGTCCGTCCATAATCCTCCAATCTGTCAATGTCAAGTATACTCTAGTGGCCGAGATTATAGGCTAACGAGGTGCTGTAAAGCTGCGGCACGTTGGTCATGTTGTCACCACTGCCCCACATCCCTAAAAAGAGATCTTCGAGCGAGTTTATGACCATCATGTCAATATTGAGCATAGTGTTACGCCAATCCTGCAACAGCTGTGACTGCGAACCGCTGGTGCCGAGTGTATGCGACATACTGTTGCCTTTGTCGGAAGAGTGAGAAAAATCCGTGTTGCTGGTACTGGACGCGGTGGCGGCGCTGTCCTGCTGAGTCGCCGTGTGCGTGTTGCCGGTCGAGTCCGTCTGTGATGCGGTGGTGGCGTACTTTCGGAAGTCATCAATGCGAGTTTGAGGAAATTCCGAATTAAAAGTCATGCTGGAATTATCGGCGGTGGTATCGGACGTGCTGTTTGCCGTAGACTCATTGGATTGCGTGCCGGAAGACTTGCCACTGGACTCGTTAGTGCTGGTTGAGTCCACTTCCTGCCTAATATCAGATGTGATAAAAGGGTCAAACTTATGCTGAGCACTGATATATAACTGATTGAAATAGTCCATCTGCTCCCGCATGGTTCGGCCTAGATAAAAAATGAACATTTGCGGCGTTTCGCTGCCGATTTCGCGCAGTGCGTAGTGTGCTACTATTTTTTCGTTGAGTTTCGCGCGGTATGATTCGTCAAAAATCGGATAATATTGCGAACTCAAATGCAGTTTTTCGTCAGTGTCGAAACCGCGTGCAATCAGATTGCCAAGCGTCAGCGTATAGTCCGCCATACTGTCTTTGACGGCGTACACGCTCAAGTCCTGCGCCATTATTCTTCCTCCTTGTTTCCATCAACGTCCAGCAAACCGCCAGAAGTGGTGTCGTTCCACTCAATGCTGATCGGTTTGCCTAAGTCTGCCATTTGCGGCCACAACCGGTTAATCGTATCGCACGCCTGTTGACGCGCCTTAAGATAGCTCAGGCGGAACACGTTCGTACGACTGTTTCCAGCCGTCACTTCCGATTCGAGCAGACGTTCTTTCTTTTCGGTCGTACTGTTGTCGATACCGAGGTAGTTGACGAGTTCGTTCCAGATCTGCGTTTTAGTGGTAATGATTTTATCCGCCATAAAGGGCGTCATGTTCGGGAAGGTTTGAAACATTCCGGTGATATCCGCGCTGTCATACGCGTAGATGTAGGGGTCTCCGTCTTCTCGCGCCTTAATAAGATTTTGTGCGGTGAGTTTGTTTGTTTCGGATGTGGCGATAATCAACGGCACGCTAATGTTGTCCAAGTTCACGTCTAGCGCGCGGTCGGCAATCGCCAATCGCGTGGCGTAATTCCACATGACGTCGATCATGGTGCAACGCAGTTGATTATCCCAAATAGGTACACACTTCTTCGAGCCTATTTGCGGGTGTGAGTAGTTCGTGGCAACCGGCTGGAAACTGGTCGGATTGTTGTAATTATTGACTCCGCCGATATTACCCGACGTGACCATAAAACGACGAACGCCCTTGCGTTCGTCAGGGAAGAAGAGGGCTAAGCCATTCTCGAACAAAGTCAGTTCCAAAAATCGTTCGTCAATATATGGAGGCAAATTAATCCATTTAAACCGCGACACCGCCAACATTTCGATCAGCTTCATGTATTGGTTAATACGCAGGGATTGTCTCATTTCAGGCAGATTGAGATTGCCCCACATCGAGCCAAGCACGCTCTGGTTATCCCAGTGCGCAGCCTTCTTTGCGTTGTTACGTTTACCCATAGTCACCGTCCTAAAAAAATAATGGAGAGAGTCATATAACTCTCTCCATTATATCTAGTATGCGATACCGGATAATGGCGCATTGTCCGCGTAATCGGTGACACCGATTTTATTAGGATCAGTCCATACCGTCACGCCCGACTCAAAAATACCTTTGACTGTCAGGCGGTACTCTTCGGGACATGTCGAGCTGCGCACGTACAGTTCGTGGAGTTTCCAGTAGGTGAAATTAGACATTGCCATCAAATTTGTCGGCAGCTTCATAAACCTTTGCACGTAATAGCCGTATCGTAGCCACACTTCGCCAATGGAGCGCATGGCGGCCGGTGGTATCTGCCGGAAGCGTACCATGACACCAATAAGCCCGTTCGCAAGATTAAAAGCGTCACCGCCCAAAGCGCCCGACGTGGTAGGGGGTACTGTTTGCGTCTGCTGCACTTGGGCGTTGATGCCAGCGATGGTGTTTTCGTAATCGCCTTGCGCCGTCGCTTGCGCTAACTGCTTGTTCATGTCCGCGAACTGCATAGTCTGCTGGTTGGACAGATTGGTTTGTGCGAGACTGTAGGCGTTGGCCTGTGAGGTGCTTGCGTTGTTGGTGGTTTGCGTGTTCGCAAGTTGCTGGTTGGCCGTGCTCACGTTGTTGTCATAGGTCATCTGGTTTGTCCATGCGCCGATTGCGGTGCCTGCGATGGCACCGGCCACGCCGCCGATATTGCCCGTGACGGCTGAGCCAACGGCGTTCGCCACACCACTGCCGATAGTGTTGAGCTGTGTCATTTGGTTGCTGAAACCGAGGTTTTTCAATGTCAGATCGGTGTTCATCTGTGCAGACTGGTTGCTAATGGCGTTCATGGCGTTACGGTTTGATGTGCCGAGCCGGTTTTGGGCGCTTGCATACTGTGTGCCTAATTGGGCCTGAGCGTAGGCGTTGTTGATGCCCATTTGCGTTTTCTGGTATGACCAATCGGCGCTTTGCTGAGCGTATTGGCGCGTATAGGCACTGTTCGCTAGAGCGAGGGCACTACCGTTGTTCACTGCCATAAAGGTTGGAAAATTCGTAATGCCGAAACTTGCGTTGAGCATTTCGCCGGAATCAATCGGGAGGCCGGAATTGTTCGGCAGCGGGGATTGTTCGCTGATACCGCCTGCGTTGTATCCGCGCGGATAAAAGTTGAGTCGCGGAGATGGTGGCGCGTAGTCCCACGACTCTCGAATGGTCAGATCAGCGCTTGGAATCTGCTCGGGATTGTAAGTAATCACGGTACCGTTGAGACACGAGCATTCCAATACCGCGTATGGTGCGGTGCGGAATTTTTTTAGATACTTGTAGCGTTCGGGGAGTTTGAAATTATCACGAAAATTCGTGATATGGATAATGTCGGCGTAGCGGCTTTTGGCGTCGTTATGTCTAATCTCCAAGCGGTAGCAGTCGCCCCGCCAATCGATCATGTGGTGGAAGAACACGCCCGGCTTCTGCTGTTTTTTCAGCAATGAGTCGGGGAGCTGTGGGATGGCGTAGATGCCGCAAATGCCCTGTGTCATCCAAGGGTATTCCGCACCCGCGCCCATTACGGCGAGGAAGTCCAAGGCGTCCGAGAAATAGTATAGTGCGGTGCCGTTTGTATGGTTTTCAAAGGCGCTGCCGTCCGCGCACGTGATTTTCGGTGCGCTTGCCGTGCCGGGGTCAGTGTCCAGCTTCGTGGTGGACACTACGATCACGCCGAAGGTGGTGTAACCGTTTTTCTCTCCAATCAGACTCTTGTATTGCTGTCCCGTGACCACCATTGCCTTACCTGTATCCAAGCCTTCCGGCAGGTCAAGATAGGTGCGGCCATAGTCTTTCCAAGCGTTTTCGTTCGCCACGCCGACGTGCCCACGTTCAACGTACGCGTTACCAAGCTGGATGTCATGCTGGAAACTCTGCCACACGTCAAGCTGGATGTTCAGCTGTGTGGTGTTCGCGTTAATATAGTCGCATGTCTGGACGAAATAGTACCAACTACGTGGTGTGTCAAAATCATAGTCGTTCGTCGCAATCAAATAGTTGTATTTCGACGCCTGCGCAAACGGCACCGGCAGCCGTACCGGAAGGCCGTATTTTGCCATCGTGCAGTTTGTGAACTCGATGCCATCCAAACCGTCGAAATACTCTTTCTGAGCTTGCCTATTATCCCATTTCACAATATCCCTGTAACCCATATCCCACGGCACGTTGCAGAGTTTGAATCGTGTGTTTGGCGTCCATTTCGCGTACGAGAAATTAATCGGTAGGTCATTTGCGCTCATAAAAATCCTCCTAAAAATAATAGGTGTGGATAAAAGTCTATCCACACCTATTTTAGCGGCTAGTTATTGTCACTGAGCAGTAACAGTGACCTTTGCCGTTCCGGTAGCTCCCGCGAACTTCACGGAAACGTTGGCGGCGCCCGCCACAGTTCCGGTCAGTACACCGTTAGGGGTGATGGTCGCGTTAGCGTTCACAGTCCACAGTGCAAGGTTGGTCACGTCCGCGGTGTTGCCGTCCGTCTTGGTGGCAATCGCCTTAAGCGCAACATGCTCATTGACCTTGACCGACTTTTCGCCCTGAATCTCAATGGACTCGATGGCTCCGGCTTTCCAACCACCAAGCCAAGCGCCAACCACCGGTACGGACAGTGCGGCGGAAACCGTCTGGTCGATTTCAGGCGTGGCCGGATTGATATAGGTTGCCTGAGCGGTAACTTTCAGCATTTCGGCGGTTTCATCAAGGCCGCAACGCAAAATTCCGTCGTTGTCGATCGAGGTGAACTGTGAAGTGGCGCCCTCAAGCGTGTACTTGATACCAACCGGCTGGAACGATGCCGTATCCTTGTTTGCGCTGGAAATGACGGACTCAACCTGTACCAAGTCGCCACGCGACACGTTTTCGGGGGTGATGGCGGGCTGTCCATACTTGCACACACGCAAGGTAAACTCGGGCTTCGAGGTGGTGAGTGTGTCCGGCAGAGTCACGGACTCGTTGGAGCCTTCGCCAGTCCAGAACAGAATCGCGTTCGCAAAAGGATTAGGGGTAATGGAACCACGATGCTTGTAGAAGATATTGCGCGTTCCGTCAATCGGGTTGACGGGGGAGTTGGTGGTTTCAAGCATTTCATCCCAACAGAAGAAGAAGTCTTCCGTGGTCAGCACTGCCTGAACCTTACCGGCCGCACCGCCGATACCAAACATATCCTCTGGAATCGGAATGATACGATACGGCACGTTCACTTTATCGATGTTGAACGCGGCGGCGAGGGCTTCAACGTTCAGCGCGGCGATTACCTGCGGAGTAGCGAACAAAATGGCTTCCGAATCGCGCCACGGAGTCACCCAACTCATGGCGTTATAGCGCGGCATGGCGCTCATTGGCGACGCCTTCAACTCGTTCGCCACCTGCTGGATAAGACGCAACAGGCCCTTCGCGTCCGCTTCGGTCGAGTCGGCCTTACCAACGTCGGGGGTATGCACGCGGTAGAATCCACCCTTACGAGCGTACTCGGCAAACGTCTGCGTCTTCATCAAATACGTATCATTCCTATCCGAGAGGATAGGAGCGTTCATAATCTCGCTAATGTAATCCGACATGCCGCTTTCGCCGTCGAACGCAGTCAGCAAAGCGTCTTCCGGGATGGTCACGGGGTAATAATGGTCGAAAGTCAGAGGGTGGAACACGCTTGCGGTCGGAAGCGAGTAGCGGCCGTAAACGTCGTCACCAAGGTATTCTTTGTTGAAATTGCGAGTGCGGGCCTTGACGAGACCCACGGCTGCCTGTTCATAGGTGCTGCCGTAGCGCTTGAGGGTGCGGGGCGAGCCGATTAGCTTGAGCGGGTCATCCCAATCCGCGTGTTGTACGTACAATCCAATCAGCCGCTGGATTAACACCCCCGTGAACTCGTCACGAAGGTAGGGGAAGTTGCGCATGGTGTCCACAGCGTTACGAATATTGCCCTGCGTCGCACTCGGGATACGGGTTTGGAACTGCGGTGAGGTGGCGGAACGCACGGCATTGAAAATCTCAACGTCACCCTTGCCTGCGAGTGGTCGAATATTAGACATTGTTTATACCTTCCTTATTTAGTCGAACAAATCTTCGATGGACTCTTCTTTATCATCGCCGTCACCGTCGTTATCAGACGGTGCGGGGTCGTTGTAACCGAGCGTGTCCAGCATGGCTTTCAATGCGGCCAATTCCTTTTCGAGCGCGTCAAGGCGTGCGGAAACGTCCGTCTCCTGCTTCGGTTCCGGTTCCGGTTCCGGTTCTTTCGGCTTAACCTCGTCATCCACGGTTTGTGTCTGCTGTTCCTCTTCGGTCGGCGGCGGGGTGGTATTTTCTTCGCCGTCATTGACTGGCACTGCCATGCAAATTCTCCTTACGTTGGTAGAGTATTTCCATCAAAATTATACCATGCTCGACGAAAATAAAATGACCCCCGCAATCACGCGGAGGTCTAACTGTCCTATCAGAGCGCAAATTGAAAATCGTAGGGCATTGTCGCCACGACAATGATTTCATGATTGGCGGCGTTTTCAGCCGTGGCAATCCGATCCATGTTACTCCCAGTCGAGAATCGACGCTCACAAGACTCGATTATTATAGCATGACCATTGTGCCGTAATCATCCATGACTTGCGTTCCATGTCTAAACCTCTCGTACGGTATAGGCTCCGTAAACATGTTGCCCGCCATGCAGACATCCACTTCACCGTCATCCCGCCATCCCTCATAACGGTTCATTCCGAGGATAGTCAGTTTTTCGTATCGTGCGGCGATTTTCCATTTGCCGAGTTCGGTTGGATGGATGTCACATGATTTCACCGACCCCCAACCACTCAGAATGCAGCCGTCCGTGTTCGCGTACAGCAGTCTATCGGCGTTCGCATGACAGACGTCCATAAGCTTGCGACGGGCGTAGGCGTTGACCCACACGGGCACGGACAGATAGTCGGTTTTCAGATTCGATTCTTCACGTTGCGCTATATCCCAGTCCAAGGTTATGCCGTCTTTGGAGAAGGGGAGCATGACGGCGCCTTTTGGCAGACTCGCCATCTTGCCGACTAGGGCGTTCATAATGAGTTTCGCCATTTGCCGTTTCTCACCAGTCGCCTTCTGCTTCAAGTCCCCCCATTCGTCGATAAACGAACGGAAAAAACCCTTGGAGCGGCGGAATTTCCACCCCCTAACATACTTGTAGACACTCACTTCATAATTCTCGTAAAGCAATTCCTGGTCGATGTCGGTCAAGACGCGCGTGACGTATCCGCGTGTTGAGGTGAGTCGGTTGAGTCCGTACACGCTGCGGTTGTCGAGCAGAAAGGGGTATCCGTCCGGTTTGAGTTCCGCGCGAAACGTGATTTCATCGCAATGCAACGGCATATCGCCATCTTCCTCGTACTTGCCTTCGTATGGTTCCGGTTTCCCCCAAGGCAGCCACTCGTCTCGTAATATGGATGGGTACATGGAATTGCAGTCAACGTCGATAGCCTTGCCATACGCCCCTTCTTTGGTTAGCATGAAACCGCCGATATATGCGTCATGCAATGACTTTTTCGTATCCGAGTCGAGTTGTGGAAATTTGTCGTAATACCATTTCCACTCGCCGGATGCGAAAGCCTCCATACTCGCCCCGCCCGCCGTTATCTTGCACAAACCGCGATTATCGTATTCTCTCAAGATGTTGAGCAATTGTGTGTCGGTCATGGTGATACGGCAGTTCTCACGTAAAAGATTCGATATATCGAAGAATCGTGCGGAATTTTCGCGGTCGATACGCACCGTGAAGCTGAAGAACTTGCCTTTTTTCGACACTATCGCGTCCCAACTCAGATCAGAGTTGTGTTCGTTGTGAGGGAGGGAGTGTACGACATGCGCCATGAATGGGTTTAAAATGTCTGGATTAGCCACATAAATTGTGAGTTTGCCGCCTGACATGATGGACGCCAAAAGGCGATTAGGCGCGGTGACGTCACGCAGGATGGTTCCGTCCGTGAAGCGTATGACGTTATCCGCGCACCATAATCCCACTCTTTTATCTTGCTGCATGGTCATGGTATAACTTCCCTTGCTTGCTTGTCGGCTACTGTTCCAGTGCGCCCGCTTCCGTCAACCACCGATCAAACTGCTTGCGGGAACGCTGATAACCCTTGCTGTTATCCCGAAAAACCGAAGTGAAACCGTGGCGAACTGGGTCATACACCGTCCAGTCGAACACGATTCGTGGTGCGTCCGTCTGTTCGATAAACGCGCGTTTTTGCGCTGCCGACAATTGACGGAATCGTTTCAGTCGTTTCGAGCCAAGCGTGGTGGCTAGAATCTTCTCGAACACCTCGTACCGTCCGCGTGACATATAAGACGGCCATTCATGCTCGCCATACAAGTCTTTACCCTGTTTGCCGCCCCCCCGCTTTTTGGACGGTTTGCGTTTCTGTTCGGTACGCAAGCCCAATATTTCGGCGGCGTCATGCATCTGCTCAAGCAGTTCGTTACGGTGTCCGCTTTCCAATTGGGAGCGAACGAACGCCTCATCACTTAACACGTTGGTCATTTGCAGAAAATCGGTGAGCTTTGAAGGAATGATTTGATTACGTCCGAAACTTTCGCCGGTGGTTCCGGTGATTTCGGCCACGCGCTGTTCGTACACGCTTTTCGCAGGCATGGCCTGAGCTTTGTTCCATTCGTTGATTTTACGTCGTGCCGCATTGATTTTCCGCTGCTGCTGCCGCAATAGTTTGCGTCGTTTCGCCACCGGCTCCGCGTCGATCTGCGCGTTGGTGATGGGCGTGCGCTGGGCGAACATGATGTCTTTTTTCGTCGGTTTCTCGACTGCGGTGGCGTGATATGGGGTTGCTTTCGCTTCCGCTATGACCTGTTTCTTCTGCCGATCCCACTCCTTGCCTAGCGTTTTTGCGATGTTGACTAGTTGTTTGTCCGCGGTTTTGGCGAGGTTCGAGTGTGAGTATGAGCCAAGCTGTTTGATGTTGCGTGCGGCACGTGCTTGCGCGGCCTGACGTGCCTTGACATGCTTTTGCTTTCGAGGCATATGGCACAATCCTTAAGATGGCGAGAGCACCCAAATGGGTGCTCTCTATGAATGAACGCTACCTAACGATTATAGCAAGCTGTTCACTTGGTTTCCTCGTCCACCGGCTCAATGCTGAAAAACTTGAATCCACGACGGGAGCGGCGTTCCACCACCTTGATGCACAACGGTTCAGTCCAAGTGTTCGGCGCGCCGAAGATACCGAACATGGTGTTCAGTCCCGCGGCGAGAGTCGGGGAGGTGGCCGCGTACGCCTTGTTGTCGTCGGTCACGATGATGACGCGCACGGTGTTGGAGATTTCTCCCGTCTGGTCGTCTGTCACCTGCACGGCCTGAGCGACTGCGTTCGTCATGTTCAACGGCTCGTTAAGATGTTCTTCGAGCTTTTCGGCGTTCTGCAATGCGCTGTAAAGCTTGATCTTGCCTTCGCGCGTCGAGGTGTCGATGAAGTGCTGGACGGTGCCGAGTTCGGTGTTTTCGGTGTCGAATGCGACGAGTGCGGTATTGTTGTTTCCCATTGTTTAACCTTTCCTAGATTATTGTTATTTTGTTTTCAGGCTTGCGCCTAAAATCTTCTATATCACACGTCTTCGTTATTTTCAACGTCGGCGTGTCGATTTTTTGTGTGCTCTTCGGGGTTCCATTCTTGCGGTTCCTCGAAAGTGGCGTGCTTGTAAAACATGTCCTCGTCCATAGTCACTTTCTGCGAGTAAATATGGATTGAGCGTGGAATGAAGTTCGGAAACAGTCTTTTCGCTCTGACCTGATAGGCGAGTGCATCTTTGAGCCGTCCGTCAACGACGTGTTCGGCTGCCATGAAATCGCCATCAACCAACTCCATGCCCTTAAGCACGGCGTAGACGCGAGTGCGAAAAATTTCGGTTTTGGTTCTAGCCAATTTTTACCTCCCTTGCAGTAAGATTTTTTCTAAATCACCATCAGTATAACGAGTCGTGTCCAGTCTGTCAAAATTTTTAAACACGGCGATAATCAAGTTTTGCGCTTGCGGGTTGTCGAAAATCGTGCAACAGTCATACGACGTGCCGCCCTTGACCGCACACACCGCACACCATGCAATCAGGTTAGGCGGATTGATGGAGCCGTCCAAATATTCCACGTCATACGTTCGAGATAGTGCGGCGGCGAGTCCGTCCCACATGGTCAGACTGCCGCAAATCTGTGACACCATGACAACCGCTTGCGTAAACCATGCGCTAGGCGCGTCACGCCATAGTTCGCATAGCATGTTCACGGCACGGCAGCACGTTTCAAAATCGCCAAAACCCATGTCAAACCGCTTCAAGTTCAACTCACGCTTATGGCCTTTTGTGGCGCGGACAATACGTTTGCTTTCCATGATCGCATCATCGAAGTCACGCATGCGACGGATAGGACGCCTATCGTCGCCACGCCTAAACATAGTACCGTTCCTCGACTCGAAAATAGCTGATATTCTCCGTATGAGAGCGGATAGCCGCCCACCGCTTGATCAAGTCCGCCGCATCCTTATACGAGGGCGCGTAGCCGACTTCGATAGGCGGTTTACGCGCATCCCTTAAATATGCGAGAGCCACGAAAGTGCTGTACATGCCTAAAACTCCAGTTCGTCGACAAAATCACTGTCACCATACAACCACATGTCCAGCCACACGTCAGGGCGGGGGCACCGTTTCGGCGGATTGGTGGCGCTCCGCTTATGTTGTCTTCCGGCCCAAAACGCACGCAACCGCCAATAACTATCGGCGTCCGGACACGTGCCGCACGTCCACGAGTGTATCCAACCGCGAAAATACATGGCTAATTCCTCCCTAAAAGCGGAGTGAGCGCCAAGTCGGTGGCATCGACGATAATGTCAACCACTTGGTCGTAGTCACATGCATCGTACGGAACCAATGCAACAGCGTCGGTCAATCCGTCCTGCGAGTAAAACCGGACATCATACCGCAATTCGTACACACTGCGGTGTGCGCAATACCACAGTCCAACGTCACCACCCCTAAACGGAGAGTGAAACGTTGCAATCTTCCTGTCATCCTTAACCATTTCAGGCCCCTTTCACAACGAAAACCAACACAATAGCCACGCTCACAGTAAGCATGACCAAAAAGCAAAAAACGTCACGCGCATTGCGCGGGAGTTCGCAAAACACCATAGCCGCCATCGTGAGAAACAGCACGGAAAGAATGCAGATGGCAACAATCATGCCAACCATTATAACATCACCACCTATCAGACTAAAACACTCAAACCATGCCAAAAACGACAACAACACCAATAACACACGCACAAATAACAAGAACAGAAACAAACATATCAATACACCACACTATAAAAATAAGCCATATATTCACCCCCGACGACACGCCTTGGCGGGAACTGGCTAACACGAGCGTAAAGCATGACTCCCTCAAGCTGGAGGACCCTACACAAAGCCTCATAAGAGTCTTTGGCGTGAACTACACGGTAATTACGAGTCGGAGCTTCCACTTGGAGATAATCAACACAAGACCAATCAACTACGATATACGTATGCTCTCTCACAATCATTCACCCTTCCT